GAATATTCTCAAAAATACGACTACCAGTTATATATCCTTCAGATAGGAAAAATTATGATTGGATTAACGCACATATCAATGAAGTAATTTTGAAAGATGACTCACCAGATGCCTTTACAACCGATCTTTTGAGAGAAGGTGTTGAAGCAAATCCAGGACCTACCTTGATCATAAATTCATCTACCGTTCAAGTAATAGAGTCAGAAGAAAACTACTTGTTTAAATTCAACAACGGATATAGCTTTTCAGTTAACCCCCAAAATGTAATCAAAGTTGGGGATAAATACCATTTGACAAGCATTAGTGATAAAGTTTTTGGAGAGGTGTCTGGGAAGTTGACAAGACTGAACAAACTTATTTTGAGAGGAAAAGTAGTCATGGACTCAATGTCACGTACACCAGTATACTCTGATCATAGAAATTTTGATCCAGATCTTCGTGTCTTATTGAAACCTATAGGTCCATTGGCTAAACATCAAAATGCAAGTACTTTTCAAGAGATAGTTCCAGAGACAGAAGGAGCCTTTTTGCGAGTCGATAATATTCTAATGTTACCTTCAAATAGTTTTAGGGTAAACTATGCTAAAACATGGTACTCTGCTGTAGAGGCAAAGGGAGCTTTATTGACAACATCTACGCTATACAGAAGGATCTTATCATCCATAAAAAATCAAACATTATCAGATAAGAACGTGATTCTTATGGCGAGCAAATTGGCAACAATACAGATGACTTATATCCGAATTCCAACAGAATATGAGTGTATCCTTGCGGTCTATTTAACACTATTACAAGATAACGTGTCTCGCATTTGTATGGATAGAAACAACAAACTGACCAACACTGACATCTGGTCAATTCATTCTACTCTTCCGGAGGTGTTTTTACCTTATGGACCAGTTTATTATGGTAAAATCATAGAGTGGTTCACATCAAGACTTTTAACTCCAACTTATAAGACGATAACATATGAGAATGTTTTGAAGATTATAGAGTCGAACATATCCGACTATAATTTTGAACAAGATCCCAGTAAGATGTTGGACGACTTGAAAAGTGGGATTTTTAATCTTTATTCAAACAAGGTCAAACCAATTAGATTTGATCATCATATAAAGTCAGTTCCGCGTTACATCTGCAAAGATCTTGAAAAGGAATTAAATTCCAATGAGTTGTTTATAAAGACTATAGTTCTAGAGAGGATGAAGGACCCAGATTTGGTGTCATGTTTACATAATGCATTAAAGATTTTTCTTGATGACAAAGAAAAGTTTACAGAACTAATGAAAAATGTCGCTACTTTTCAAATTGATTCGTTCTATCATCCAGCTTTCCAAACATTATTTGATAAACCTGTGCAGGAGTTAACACAAAATCAAGCAACAACTCTGCTAGGTGATAATACGCATTTGAAGATAGAAATGATCAATGGAGTTTTTCAGCTAGAGAAAAGTATAGCACAACTAGCGCAGCTTGAATATAATGTCTGGTCAAAAATTTTCCATGTTTCGACAGATGCTAATGTTTTCAATAGCTTGGAGTTCATCGTCAAGCTAATTCTTACAAGACGTGATACACCAGAATTTTGCATGGGGAAAAACAAAAGAAAACAGTCTGACACGGAACCTAGTACTTCCACAGCGCAAGATCCTCCGCCGACAATATATTCCTCAGCAAGTTCTGAAGATCTTTATGAATTAGCTGAAACAATAGCCAAAGAAGAAGTTACACCAGAAAAGATAGTAGAAAATGAATCCATTTTTAAAAAGATTTCGAGTACTATATCAGCTCCTTTCAGATCTATGAAAAAGTTTCTGAATGATGTATCAGATATTAAAGATTCAGCAGTCAATGTAGAAAGCAGAGTGAATCTCGCAATAGCAGACTTTAAAGCTAGTCTAGCAGAGTCAACAGGAAAATGGAAATGCATGGAACAGAGTACCGAGGCTATATTAAGTTTTGATGCAAGCTCTATTGAAAGTTCCATGAGATCAGCAAGAGCTATGTTTAACGCATTCTTCAAAGACATATTGACCAAGATGTTGAGAACTGTGGGTATAACAAAAATTCCAGATATAGACGCAACTACACTCCTCTTGTACTATATTATATGGAAGAACAGCACATCTAGATATATGCGGTTTTTAATATTACTTGACATATTCACCAATCTTGGTTTATTGGATCTTATTGTACGTATTCTGTCCACTTTATATACGAAGACGTCTGAATGGTGGACAACAAAAAAGACAAGTAAATACGACGATTTTATGATTAGCCTATCAAATACCACTAAAAACATAGGAGAAGATAATGCAAACAGAATTGCTTTTGCCAAAGGTGATGAGACCAGAAAAGAGATGGAACCTGAATCTTTTGTTGATGTTGTAATATCCTTTTTGGAGTCCAACTCTAAACCTATTCTCGGTGTTATCGGAGTTACAATGTTGGCTTACTTTGGTTTGCCAACATTAAAAGAAAACAACTCTGTGACTGGCTCAAAAATTCTTTCCTCAGCTAAGAATATTGCCACCATAGCTCTGGGAGTCGGAGCAATACCGAAAATATACTCCAATTTAATAAAAGTTGTAGATTTTGTCTATGACTATGCCAAGGTAATTTTTTGTAAAGACCATGAAACAACACTCTCTTTACACAGAAAGGTTGAAACTTTTGTTTCTGACCCTTTTGTTTACTGTGAGATGACAAGATTTACTATGGCAGCTAATCCAACTCTATGTGTTAAATTCTTGAGAGACTACGAGATAGGAATGAAAATCTATTCCAGTCTGATGCAGATTAAAGATCATAATCTAAAAAATGTTTTTCTACAAAAATTCCGTGTAATGGAAACCTTCTTACAACATGCAAAAACATGTATGAGAATGTCTTTCGGCATGGATGAGATATTTCATATACAGTTGTTTGGGGAATCTGGTATTGGAAAAACTGATCTTTCAGACTTTTTGATAAAGAAATTACAACATGAACTATTCAATCAAGATTCGACTGTCTTTGGAGAGGTTAGTGGATTGTCAAAGGGTGCAATATTTCAAGAACTATTTGCCAGCAATGAGTTCGGTTCTATCTATAAAATGAATGAGCTTCTTAAGCATTGTGATGGCTATTTCAATCAGCAATTAGGACAAATAGATGAACAGGATGTTTTTGTTAATCCTTCACAGGAAAGTATAATAAACAGAATGCAAATATTGTCAGGTCAAGTCAACATAACATCCCAGGCCGATCTTGGTAGTAAAGGAAGAGTAATGGAACTCAAAGCTTTAATTTCCAACACAAACAACCCATTTATTGAATATAGGGATATGTTACAACCACATTCAGTATGGCGCAGACGACTCCTCTTCCAGGTAGAAGCCATTGAAGAAGTTAGACAGAAAAATCAAAGTGGGACTGGGTACACCATTAGTGAAAGCCATTATAAGACTTAAACTCAATAGAACACAATGTGATCATTTGAGAATAAGGTGGCTTGATGAAATGAATCCTACAATCTCTGCAAAGGAAACAATGCCTGATTGGATGACGGCAGCAGAGGCAGGTAAGTTAGCTCAAGCTTTGATGGCAAAACACTATTGTACCGAAGTCAATAGAAGTTTGACAAAGAATCCAATGGGAGCTTTAGCAAAATATACTTATGAATTGCTTATGGCCACCCTAGAAAAAGACTCCAGACCCTTACAACCAATAAATAGCATGTTAGCAGATTTAACAGCGAGAGCAAGTTCAACAAGAACGAGGATCTTAGCCCAGCAAAAACTTTTACTTAAGGCAGCCAATGAACAGAAACTAAAAGTTAAAGTTTTTACCCAATTCGATGAGGCAGATGAAGACATATTATTTATGGCGAATGTTTTAAGCGATCTTGAAGAAAATCCAGGAGCTTTTGAAGCTTCACATGAACAATTGAAAGGTTTTGCAGAGAACACATCAGGTAAATTAAAATATTACTCCTTGCGTAAAGCACAGTCAGGATCATCTTGGGTATATTATCTTGTAGAAGACAAGGAAGGAACAATAGAAACAAATAGAGGAAAAATAGATCTTTCACATTTTGCCTATGGTTCTCCAGTTCCCGAAGCTCCAGAAAAGTTTTATTACAAAACACCTCACGAAATTGATTCTCCAGATCTCCTAGAAACGATCCATAGTTACCTATGTGAATTTATATTACAGGGTAAGTCATTAACGTTGGCCTTTTTGGAAAGTGACGGTGCATCTCAACGCAATGCAAATTTTTTGGTAAAGTTAAAAGCTCAATCTGTTTATTATTATCAAAAAATAAAATTTGTAATAGGAACCACCACAACATGGGTGCTCAAACATGTCTCTGATATTTTGGGATCCGTTGCTTCGGGTATTTGCGTTGGTGTTGCTATTATGGGTATGTTCATCGCTATGGAGGCTATAGTTTTACTGTTTGCGCCAGCCCAACCAACAGCATCATATGATAAACATGTACCAGCGAGAGTCTTGATTGATCAGAAGACAGCCAGTAATTCAACAACATTATACCAAAATCAAATGTATAAGGCCTTGTATAGAGGACAGTTTGTATCTCTAGTAGGTCTCAAAGGAAATGTTTTCATATCAGTCAAACATGCCTTCCAGGAGATGGATGATTCACCAATAACAATCTATGACCCTCTAACCAAGACTCGAAAAGTGTATGCTATAAGTCCAACAGACTATTTCCCTATGAATGGAGACTCATGTTTGATAGTAGTTAATGGTTTTCGATCAGTTCGTGATATAAGTAAACATTTCATAACTGAAAAAGATTTACTAAATAGGTACATGTGTTTGGACAATACAAAAGTCAATGCCATTCTATTAAGACCTCCATCAGAAGATGCATCATTTACGTCCGATATGAGCTTAGACGAGACTGGTTATGTAGAACAAAACGTCGTTAAGGTTGTAGAAAATAACAGCGAGTTTACAGCTCTACATTGTAATAATATCCCAAAGAAAATCTGGTTAGGAGATTCCGGTTCGCTAGTCGTGCATGATAATACTTGTTTGACTGGATCAATAATAGGTATCCTAATGTCGAGAGAAGGAAAATTGCGTTCAGCAATGGGTATTAGAGAAATGAATGTAACTATAGTCACACAGGAAATGATAGTCTCGGCTTTAGGCAAGATCAAAAAAGAATTTCAGATAACAACTGTTCCGTATGAGGGAGAAATTTTAACTGACCACGAATTATGTAATGTTTTCGATAATCAGGTCATTAGAAGGTCTCCTTACCCCAATCAAGCTGTATCAAGAGATCCTGGCTTCTCAAAAACTCCATTATATGGTCTGGTTGACTGTGAAACGGAGCCGGCTATACAAACAATAAAGGATCCAAGAATACCTCCCGGATCTGAACATTTTTTGAAAGTAGCACTCAATACATCTGCAGGGAAAGTCAATTCTGTATTCACAAAGGAAGAGGAAAATTGGTGTGAAGAATTTCTTCTAGCACAATATCGTACATCTGTACCCAATTTAAGTAAGGTGAGATTATACACAAACATTCAGACAATAACTGGCATTAGATCGCCAGGATCAACGTCAATGGATTTAAGTACATCATGTGGTCTCCCCTATAAATTGGAACAAAGAGGGCACGTTGGCAAGGCACCTTTTATAACCTTCAATCCTGTCACCTCAACATATTCTATCCAGGAGAGATTACTATCCGACATAGCTCACATGGAAGAAATGTATGTCAATGGTAGGGTATCATATAACTTAAAATCCCAATTTAGAAAACATGAACTTGTGGGACCAAACAAGATCCTAGTTCCGAAAACAAGACTTGTAGCAATGGGGAATGTGGCCCATCACATAATCTATATGAAAGCAAACAAGGATCTCTTCCTAAAAGTCAAAAATGTCTGGAACAATGGTGGTACAACACCATTTGCCATGGGCATAGATCCAGAACGACACTGGAATGCCGTAGCAAAACATTTAACATATCACGAGTTTATTTTGGACTATGATGTTAAGGCTTGGGAAGAGAAAATAACTCAGAGACTATTATATATGAGTCTTAGGGTCAAATTAAAAATCCTAAAGCAAGCCCATATTGCTCAAGGGATCCCATTTCCACCTGACCTAGAAGCAATTATGTATGGATTGGTAGTCGACTTTGTTGATTCAGAGGTTATTTTCGAAGATATAGTTTATCATAAGAGGGCCGGACTATTATCAGGACATCCTGGAACATTTATGGAAAATTCTGAAATTCATCTGATGATTATAGGACTTATTATAAGAAGGATTCTGCGAGCCTATGAACCATTGTGGGCAACAACAGCATTCATCCTGAAACATATAAAAATCCTGGTCGCTGCAGATGATGTCCTCCTTGGCATATCTCCGTTGGTCAAAGATATTATAAATCCAGAAAACATAAAAAAGGGATATAAACTTTTAGAGTTCGAAATTACAGCTCCCGACAAGACACCAGAAATTACTTTTGGAACTATACATACTGTACAGTTTTTGAAGACTCACTTTAACTTAGATTCCAGTGGCATATTTCAACCTTTATACAATAGATCTATCATAAATCAATTAATTAATTGGGCTAGAACGGATTCGAAATTGACGTTCACCCAACAGATCATTGTAAATTTTGAAAATGCGCTGAGATTTTGTTACTGGAGAGGTGCCCAAGAGTACGAGGAACTTCGTGAATTGATCAATGCAAACTGCATCAAACACAAGATTCCCTTTCAACACAATCTAAACTACCATGAGTTTGGTCCCTTAATAAAAGCAAGACAAGCTCAGTTAGCTTTAGAAGCTAAAGATACTGATCCTTTAGCTCATCAATGTGACTAGATCAGATTTGCGACAACGTTGTCAGTTAAACGTAGCGCGATACTCTTTTTAGAGAAATCGATAAAACTGTCAAAATTTTAGAGTTTAAAACTCCGTGGATACTCACACGAATAACGAGTACAATTTTATGTCTAAATAGACAAGTTTATATCATACTCAATGATATATTTTGATGGAAGTTTTTAATTACCTTCGAAGTAATTTTCTTCCTTGCAATATCAATCTTATTACAATTTCATTAAAGGCCTATTGCAAC